TTGTTATTAGTTTTTATATTCATTTATATTATCCAATTACTGTCGTTTTAGTATTGTAAAAAAAGTGAATGTTAGTTTAGAATATACACATATAAACATGTAAATGCGAAAACATAAACGGAAAACGTAAAAAAACAGGTGGGGCTGGGCAAAACGATTTCATTTTCGTTACAAGCCTGGTACGGTGGGGAGTAGGGGCAACACAGTACTCCTATATTTTTAATACAGTGACATTAGCTATTAAAGTATATATAGTAATAGCCTATTGTCACACTTTTAATAAACCACTCTTTTAAGTGATTATTAAGCTATGGCAGCAAAACAACCGGGTAACTCCCAAGGATTATCACCATCAGCACTCAGAGCAAAGCGCGCTAGAGATAAAGCAGCAGCAATGACCACTAAGCGTAAAGCTAGAAAAGCTGACAATCAACGCATCGGACAAAGATCTGACTCAGACTTACATCACACTCCAGGTGGTCCAATCACTAGAACTACTATAGCTTACAACAGAGCAACACACACAAGAGGAGAGGTTGGTTAACAATCTACATCCTATAACAACATAAAATATGGCAAGAATATCATCATATATTAAAGATACGTCACCAAATGATGCAGACTTATTAGTGGGTTCTGAGTATCAGAATACAATTAATGGCATTGACAACTTTATTACTAAATCTTACAAGTTAAGTGATCTTGCTGGTTACTTTGCTAGCTTTTTTGTACAAAATGGCAGCTCATTTAACCTATCTACTATTTCACAGCAGGTCGATAGCAATACTACAGCCACAGGAACCAACGCAAGTCTTGTAACATCACTTACTTCTAGCTTCACAAAACGTGTATTTAAGCAAGATGATGCACCTTCAACAACAGGAGTGCCAATAAACTCATTATGGTACGATACAAATGACAATAATAAGCTATATATCTTCGATGGCACCAGCTGGGTGCTTACCGATGACTCAAGAATAGCAACAACTATATCATCTTTAGCCACAGCCAACAACAGTATAACTACAAATGCAACAAATATAGGCTCAGAAGCCGCAAAAATCACAGAATTACAGTCACAATTTGTTTTTAATGCTGGAAATATAACAGGAATAGCAGATGCATTAGCTACAAGTGTAACAAGTACAGCAACTTCTGCCGCAGGAGCGGTTGCTAGTGATTTAGATAAGCTAGAAGCTGTCTTTTCTTTTGATTCAAGTGGAAATGTTGACGGAACTGCTGGTGTTTTATCCACCGCGGTTACATCTAGCGCAAATACAGCGATTGCAAATGCATCTTTAGCTTCAGCATCGTCAGTTAGCACGCTTTCTAGCACAGTAGGGACAAATACAGCAACTATAAATACTAATGCTGGAACATTATCTACAGTTGATGGCTATGTAAAATCAAGATATTCGCTAGAATTAGATGCAAACGGCTCTTTTGCTGGTATGTCAATACTAGCTGCTAATGGAAATACAACAGATGCTTTTTCAGAGATAAGATTTGTTGCAGATTCATTTAAAGTATACAACGGAGGACAAGCTGATTTAACTGGTAGCTATGAAGCACCGTTTGAGGTTGTCGGTGGGGTTGTTAAAATAAAAAGTGCTAATATAGGTTCAATAGCTTTTGGCGATCTTACAGGTGCACCAACAACAGCATTCACAACAGTAGTATATGCTACTGATGTATCAGGTACTTCACCATCTTTAACTAAAGGCACAAGAACATTCTATGCGATATACCAAGGAGCTGCTCAAATAGACTTAACAGATGCTAGTGCTATTAGTGCATTAACATTTAATCAAATAACGGGTAGTAGTGGTTCTTCTGGAGCAGATGCTAAAGTTGTAAAATTAAGTTCTAGTGCATTAGTTGTTAAATATGACTCTGAAGGTAACAACCCTGATCCTTCTACAATAACGTTAACAGGTAGTTCAACTGCTTTTGCTGATGGTTTCTTTAAATTTACAGGTGGAGGCTCAGTTTTTACTGATGAAACGTCTTTTACTGATGGATCTGCTCAAAATCAAGATACAGCTACCATAACAGTACCCAGTACGTTTGCTGGTTTTGGATCTCCATTATCAATGAGAGTTGGTGTTTCTGAAGGTGATCAAACAGAAAGCGCTTTTGATACTATAAATATTGCTCCTGTTAAAGCAGGTTCAAATGGTTTAACTATAATGCTATCTAATGATTCACATTCTTTACCATCTGATGCAAATGGTGTTGTATCAAGCTTTGCTGGATCAGGAACAGATATAGTTGTTTTTGATGGAGCAACAGAATATAACAGTGTTGCTAGCAATGCAACCCCAGGTAACAATGAATTTAAAGTAACCACGTCTGTAACAACAGGTACGGTGACAGTAGGTGCTCAAACTATAACAGGTAATAAAGTAACATTTGCAAATCATAGTGCAATGACAACTGATTTAGCTATAATAGAGTACACTATCAATGTAGAAAATACAACTACAATTAAAAAATTCCAAACGTTAAACAAATCTAAACAAGGTATAACAGGTGCAGGAGGTAGCGATGGATCAGCTGGAACAGATGCTAGAGTTGTTAACTTAACTGCAGGTGATTTAAGTTTTGAATATAATGCAGCAGGATCAACACCTTCGCCATCAACAGTAGTAGTTACAGCATCGGCATTAAATACTACTGGAACAGTTTTTTATCAATTTTTCTTAAACGATGTCAGTACTGGTACTGCAACAACATCTAATACATATACATATACTCCAAAGGCATCTTATGCAGATATGCCTGAAAAAATAGAAGTACAAATAAGAGAAGGCTCAGCTAGTGGTGCTATAAAAGCAAGAGATCAAATAAGTGTATTTGGTATAAAACCAGGTGCTGCAGGAGGAACTGGTGCTGCTGGTAGTAATGGTGCTGATGGTGTATCACCTTACGCGGTAATACTTACTAACGAAGCACATACATTACCAGCTACAGGAACTGCAACAAATGCAGCAACATATACAGGCTCAGGAACAGATATTCAGGTTTACAAAGGTGTAACCCAACTAAATAGTGTTGCATCAAGTGGAACACCAGGCGCTGGCGAGTTTACTGTAACAGCTGCTGTTTCTAATATAACAGCTGGTGCTATAACAATAACTAATAATCCAGCCACTGTAGCGGATCATTCAGCAATGACAGCTAATAATGCAACGGTTACTTATTCTGTAAATTGCGAAAACGCAGCAACAATAGTAAAGGTTCAAGCGTTATCTAAATCTATAAAAGGTGACACTGGAACAGCTGGAACTAATGGAACCAACGGAACTAATGGAACTAATGGAACTAACGGATCTAACGGAACTAATGGTAATAATGGTCTTAGATCTTTTAGCACTTATTTATTTGCAACAGCTCCTTCAACAACAGCGCCATCTTTTAATGGGTCTAGTACAACATATAATTTTGCAAACAACACTTTTGGTAGTATACCGACCGGTTTTAGTGTAGATGCTCCAGTTGCAACACCTGGCTCAGGTAGTAATAACTATTGGCATGTTGCTGTAAGTGTAGTAGAAGGTAGTTCTGCTAATACATTAACATTTGGCTCTGTGACTAGAATGTTCGGATTTAGTGGATTAGTAACTTTCTCAGGCACAACTATAAACGGGGCTTTTGATTATACGGCAATTGATGGTAGTAATATAACAACAGGAGCAATACAGAGTACTGACTACGTAGCTTTGGCTAATAGTAATTATTCAGACACTGGAACTAAGATAACCCTATCTAACGGTAGAATTGAATCTAAAAACTTTTTTGTTGCCGCTGATGGATCAGCAGGATTCAAAGGAGCATTGCAAATAGGATCTACAACATTAAGTGCTGCAAATACATTGAATGCAAATACATCAAAATCAGATGTGGGCTTAGGCAATGTATCTAATACATCTTTAACAGATATAAGATCAGGCGTTACCAAAACCGATGTAGGTTTAGGTAATGTGGATAACTCATCAGATGCAACAATACAAGCGGGAACCACTAAAGCTAATGTGGGATTAAGTAATGTTGATAATAATTCAACAGCGACTATAAGAGCAGTAGGGGCTGCAACATCCGGTACTGTTGCTGGTTGGACATTAGATTCTACAGCTATATATTCAGGAACGAAAGATATTAGTGGGTACACCACAGGAGGTATAACGCTTAACAGTGGCGGTTCCATACATTCTAAACAGTTTTATATAGATACAAGTGGGAATGCTCATTTTAAAGGTGCATTAGCCGCGGCAACAGGTACATTTGGTGGTAGTTTATCAGCTGCTACTGGAACTTTTAGCGGAAGTTTGTCAGCAGCAACAGGAACATTTGGAGGATCTTTAGACGTAGGAGACACGGTTGTAATTGATGCAACAAGATCTTCTAATGATTCAAACGGTAGACCTACGGCTTTATTATTAAAAAATTCTGGAGCCGTATCAGGAGATGATGGATCTGTATGTATGGAAATGAGGTCAGCTGCTAGATGGCACCACGTAATACAAATGAATGGGTATACTAATCCAGCAGGTGCTTTTGATCTTAGTGCTGAATATAGATTAGGTAAGTCAGTAGATGCTTCTGGACAAAATGACAATTACTCTACTATAAAAATGATGCTTAATGGTGGTGGGCTTATTATACCAGACTCAGTTGTGAACGGACAAACAACACCTGACGCTGCGTTTACAAAAGGTAGTAATATATTCTTTAATAGCAATAATGCTTCTACTAGTAATTTTAATTATGGTAGAATGCACCTTAATGAATATTATAATACATTCTTTATGGATGTTCCTGGTGGAGCAACACATAGTAGTGGCTCTCAGACTTATGATGGTATGAGCTGGGTGATGAGAAAAAGAAAAATAAGTAGTGGTACTTATTATTCTTCTGCTATAATGAAAGTTGATACATCAGAAGCGTTACATGTAGCTAAAATAGTAGATATTGATAGTACAGCACATTATCTAGATCCAGGTAATACTGGAGATTCATTAAGAGTTGCTGGAGATGTTGTTGCTTATGCTACATCTGATAAAAGACTAAAAGATAATATTAAACCTATAGAAAATGCTCTTGATAAAGTTAATAAAATATCAGGTGTAACATTTGAGTGGAATGAGAAATCACATAAGCAAACTGGCAAAAAAGATGTTGGTGTAGTTGCTCAAGAAATAGAAGCAATTTTACCTGAATTAGTTGACAACAGAAGCAATGGCTACAAAGCAGTTGATTATCCAAAATTAACCGCATTACTTATAGAAGCTGTAAAAGATCTGTCTAACCAAGTAAAAGAACTAAAAGATGGGATTACAGAGTAGTGGTGAAATATCTATGTCTGAAATAAAAACTGAGGTTCTTAATCCTTATAGTACAAACATACTACTTGCTGGTGGACCAACACCTATTAGTTCTAGCTTGTTTGGTTTAGCCTCTTCAAGCGTTAATAAAACTTCGCCACACAAAATGAGCGAATTTTATGGATATACACATATACAACACGGTGGTGGTGGTGGTGGACCAGGTGGACCAGGTGGTGGAGGCGGCGGAGGCGGCTTCGGCGGAGGAGGTGGAGGACCTTAATAAGTAGATTCACTTAAAACATATCACAATCATGTGATTATATAAATATAAATACCGATAACCAATGACTTTATTTTACAAAACCTATTCTTGGTCGCAAGGCGATTCAGGAATACCCGAAGAAACCAGGATGCTTTGGGAGCACATCGCTAATAAAAAAAACTGGCGTATTGTTCAACTACCTAATGGATTTTATCAAGCAGAACACTCAGATATAAAAGACGAGAATGTTTGGCATGATACAACTAGAAGGGAAACTTTAAAAGGAGCTGAAGCCGCAATAGACGGTAGTGTCGATCATTACACTAAAAAGCTTGAATTTTTAAAAGGACCTAAGGTAGTTAAAACCTTTAAATAACCACTTATACTAAATAAATTTAATTAAATGGAATATAATAACCCAAGTGAGATAGTAAAGGATTTGTCTTTCGGGACAGATGCTAGAACAAAAATAATGATAGGTGTTGATAAGCTAGCTAAAGCAGTTAAATCAACCCTTGGCGCTTCTGGTAAATGTGTAATTTACGAGGACGCACTCGGAAGACCGGTGATAACAAAAGATGGTGTAACGGTAGCAGAATCCGTAGTCTTAATTGACCCGGTCGAAAATATAGGTGCGACACTTATAAAAGAAGCGGCTAAAAATACAGTGAAAGAAGCAGGTGACGGTACCACTACGGCAACCGTCCTTGCTCAATCACTATTACATAACGTAAACAAAAACAAGTCTGATGTTAGTATCAGGGACATTAAAAATGGAATTAAATCAGCAAGTGAAAAAGTTATGGAGTACATTTCAAAACACTCCAAAACAGTATCTGGAACACAGCTATCCAGCGTTTCCTCAATTTCGTGCAATAATGATACGAAGCTTGGAGCAATTATTGCAGAAGCTTACGAAAAAGTAGGTAAAGATGGAATTGTTCTGATGGAAGAGTCAGATACACATTTAACACATGTTGATATAATAGATGGAGTTCAAATAGATTCTGGTATAAAATCTCAGCATCTTATTACTGACAAACAGAAAAACAAAATAGAATTAAATGACACTTATATATTACTAGTGTCTTCACCTATACCTAACATAAGAAAAATACAAAGCGTACTAGAATTTGTTATTAAAAAGAAAAAATCTTTATTATTAATAGCAGAAGTTGATCAACAACCACTAGCTGCTTTACTTATGAATAAGGTTAAAGGTAATATAAAAATAAACATAATTGATCCTCCTGGTTTTGGACCTAGTAGAACGGAAACTTTAGAAGACCTTGCTATGCTTACTGGTGCAAAACTAATAAATGAAGAGTTAGGTGATGATTTAGATATGATTAATCCAGATGTATTGGGTTATGCTAATAAATGTGTTACAGATAATAACTCTACAGTTATAACTATTGAAAGTAGAAGCGAAGATGCATTAGAAAGAATTAAAGATGTAGAGGAAAAGATTAAAAATGAAAACCACGCATACTTAAAGAAAAAGCTTGAACAACGTTTAGCTATGTTGTCAGGAGCTGTTGGTGTTATAAAAGTAGGGGCTAATTCAAAAGTAGAATTAAAAGAAAAGAAGGATAGAGTTGAAGACGCTATATATGCTACTAAAGCAGCGCTGAAAGAAGGTATTGTTGCTGGAGGTGGTATAGCATTTTTGAATGCTTGTAAAAAAATAAAGAGTAAAAACGTAGGTGAACAAATATTATTAGATTCTATAAAATCACCTTATGCTACTATATTAGAAAATGCTGGTTTAGATTACTTAGAGCCTGATAAAATAGGTTTTGGAGTAGATGTTACAACTGGTAAAAGTGTTGATATGATTAAAGCTGGTATAATAGATCCAGCATTAGTAACTAAAACAGCTTTGATAAACGCTGTTAGTGTTGTTAACACAATAATATCAGCTGATTGCGTAATATCTAATGTTAGAGAGATATGAAAGCAATAAATTATTATTTAGTAGTAGAAAAAATAAAAGAGAAACCTAAAGATGTAGGAGGGTTTATTATAACAGATAAACAAGTTAATGACATTAGGTATTTAAAAGCTAAAGTAATAAGCTCTGGAAATCTTGTTGAAGCTGTAAACAAAGGAGATATAATACATTATGATAAACATGCAGGTCATGGTATCGAGTGGGAAGACAAGTTATATCAAGTTATACAACAACAGGACATTGTCATAGTAGAATGAGGTTAAGCACTAGTGACATAAGGGAATTAAATTTATTTAAGTATTACAGGCTCGTTAGAAAATGGGCCTGTAAAACTTATAATCTAACTGATGCTGATCTAGAGTTACTTATATATTTAGATTGCAAAAAGCATTTTACACGTAATGAATTTATAGATGGCACTTACACTTATAGTTGGGATAAAAACAGATGGGAGAGGTTAAGAAGAGACGGTTGGATAGAAGCTTGGAGACATAGAAACAGAACTACAATAAAATATAGTATATACAAGGTTTCATTTAAAGGTCAACAGTTAATAAGTAGAATATATAGAATACTACTTGCAGAAGAGGATTTACCAACTTCAACAAGAAGTAAATTTTTTAATAATAAATCATATACAGATAAAGTTTATAATAAAGCTATAGATGATATGATTAAAGATAAAGATAGATGATAACACCAATAACTATTAAAGCAAAACAAAAAGGTCCTTTTCCTAAAAACCAAGAGGTAACTATGAATGCAGATGGTTCTGGTGGACCTATTAAAGTTGATGAAAACCACCCAGAGGTTATAGCTCATAGAAAACATGCTGAAAAAACAAATTCATAATGGCTTTTAAACTTAAAAATATACATGATGTTATAGGTATAGACGAGCAGTTATCAGAATATGGTAGACCTGTTTTTGTTAAAGACCTTGGAGGAGAAGTAAAAGCAGAGGCTAATAGAGACGGTACTACTTTTATAGACCCTAAGGTAAAAGGTAAAGAGCGTATAGAAGCTAAAGTACATGAAGATGTACATCATGATCAAATGATGCAAGGTCGTTTAGGTTATGATGATAATGCTGTTTACTGGAAAGAATCTACAAGATCTCCAATGAAAACTTTTAGCAGAGAAGTTATGGAGGAAGGGGCTAGATCAGAGCCTTGGGAAGCAGAAGCATATAAAGAATCAGATAAATTATCATAAATGAATAAAGTAACACCCATAACATTAAGAGCAAAAGGTTCTCCTTTTAAAATAGCTGATACCTTGGTTCAAGGAGCTAAAGAAATGTATGCAACTAAAAAAACAGGTTTTGAAGGAGGTAAAGCTGTAAAAAATGCATTACCTAAAGCAAACAATCAAGCAAGTAATACAGTGCCAGGATTAGATGGAACAGTGGTTGATGATGATATAGTAATATCTCCAGAAAATCAAGAAAAAATAAAAAAAGAAAAAGAAAAATCAAAACGAATGGAGGATTTAGCTAATTCAGTTTCTACAATTGGCAAACTTTCTAGTTTAATACCAATGTAAATTATAGAATATGGATTATAAAAAAAATACACCGTTTAAACTAAAAGGTTCTCCTTTTAAGCAAACCTTAGAAACAAACTACAACGAAGGTAAAAACCCTAAAATGCCTCCAGGAGGTTTAATTGGAGATGCTAATTTAAAAGAAACAGACTTAGGTAATGGTGTAACAGCTATTAGCTCAGCCCCACCAGTGGTTGAAACTACAAGTGCGAATGGAAGTGTTAGTCTTTCTGATGGATCTATATCTCACACAAATAAAATGACAACCACTTCTACAAATAGCCAATCATCAGCAGGTGATATTTTATCAGGTAATTTACCTAGTTATAAACAAGCTTGGGAGCAAGATATTGATGGTATTAGAACTGGTAAAGGTTATGGTGGAAAATTTGAAAACTACCTAAAAGATATGGGTCAAATAAAAAAAGGTGATTCTAGAGATTTAGAACGCGAAGCTGCAAGAAAAAAAGTTAAAAAAGCGTCTTTACTATCAGGTAGTGGAGTTAGTACTACAAACACAGAAACTTTTTCAAATACTAATCCTTTAGAAGCATACGAATATGGTACTAAACAAGGTACTTATGAGGTTAGAAAAAACATGAGATCTGGTAAAGTTAGTTCAAGAGTTGCAAAAAATCAAAGTGTAAAAACAGCAAGAATGGATGCTAAACTTGATGGTTTAAAAGGTAAAGCTAAAAGAGATGCTATTAAAACAGCTAGATTAAAAGCTAAGAAAAAACAATCAGAAACAAACGCAAGTATTGCAGCTAGTGAAGCTTTAAATGCTCAAAGAGCTTCTGATCAAAATGTAGCCGAAGGAGGTAAGGTAAGAGGTAATAAAGTTAAAATAACTACAGCTAATACTCAAGAAGAAATACAAAACGCTCAAAACGCAGCTAATCAAGCTAACAACGCAACTAATAGTGGTCTTACAGTTGAAGATCTTAATAGAGCTAGAGGTAGTGGTTTTAGATATAAAAAAGCAACACCATTTAAAATGAATGGTTACGGTTCAAAAAACAAATAAATAAATTATGGGAACAAAAGGTCCAAAAGCTGGTAACATATACAGCTCTTTAAAAAGCAGAGGTTTAATAGGAGGCAAAGGAAAAGATCCAATGCTTAATTGTGGTTCACCGTTTAAACAAACAGAAGGTCAAAGAAAAACATTTGGTCCTGGAGGATCAGATGAAAACCCAGAGATATATTCTGCTATTGTAAAAGAAGATAATAAACCAGCTGGTACTCCAGTTAAATATGGCTCAAATCCAAGAACTAGTTTTGGTGGTCCTAAGAAAAAAGGTTGTTATAAATAATGAGCAAATTATTAGCTAAACTTTTTGGTGGAGCTGCTGGTGGCATAGTTAGTAAACTAACTGGCATTGCTGATAAGTTTATTCAAACAAAAGATGAAAAAGCTGCGTTTGAAAAAGAAATGACTCAGATATTTATACAAGCTGAAGCTGAAATGCAAAAGAACGTTACAGAGAGATGGCAAGCAGATTTACAACATGGTAATTGGCTTACTAGATCGGTTCGTCCTTTAGTTTTAGTTTTTTTAATTGTAACAACAGTTCTTATGGTTTTTATAGATTCTGGTTCAATAGCTTTTGAAGTAGAAGAAAAATGGACAGATCTTTTACAACTTGTTTTAATTACAGTAATTGGTTCCTATTTTGGTGGCCGTAGTATTGAAAAAATAAAAAAATAAATGGGTAGAATTTCTGATTATTCCCTAGACACAACCGTACAAGTTACAGACAAGTTATTGGGTTCTAATTCAGATGGAACTACTAGAAACTTTAAGCTAGATGCTATTACTGAATTTCTTAATACATCTGGTACAATTAATTTAAATGGAGTAGTTGAGCAGTTTCAAATAGAAGACACAGATTTAATACGTGGTAAGTTTAAACTACCAAATGGTGGCAATGGTATTAATTTTAGTCAAGTAACGTCCCTTAAAGTTTCTCTTAAAAATATATCAAATGTTGATGTGAGTAAATTTTTTGATCATTTAGTTGGTCATGGTTTAAAAATTTCAAGGGTAGATAATATAAACGAGTTTGGACAGTATACATTTGTTAGTGCTGTTAAAGCAAACCCAGCAGATACATTTGCTACATTTACATTAGCTTATTTAAACGGTAATTCAACACTAAGACAAGATAAGCATTATTTATTTAATTTAGATAATTCAGGCAGAATAGATAAAAACTTTGCACAAGAAAATATAAATTTTCAAGCAAACACTGAAAAAACAATATCACACAATTTAGCTAAATTTCCAGCTGTAACAGTTATAGATTCAGGAGGATCTCACATAGTTGGTGATGTTCAGCATACAGATAATAATACTTTTAAAATAACATTTAAAGCTACTTTTCAAGGCAGCGTATACGCAAACTAATAAACTATGGCACTTTCATATTTAACAGATATTAATTTAAACAAAAACGAATTACAAAATGCAGTAATTCAGAATTTAGGTTCAGATCCAACACAAGGATTAGTTGCTGGGTGGGTTTTTTATAATTCAACAGATAATGAACTAAAAGTATATGACGGTTCAGCATGGACAAATATAGGTGGTGATATTACTTCAGTAATAGCTGGAACAGGTATATCAGGCGGTGGAACAGCAGGTGCTGTAACACTAAATCTAGCTGATACAAGTACAAACATGACAACTACAAACGGTGGTTCTTATGGATCTGCAACAGCAATACCAACTTTCACAGTAGATAGACAAGGTAGATTAACAGCTGCTGGAACTGTTGCTATTAGCACAGATTTAACAATAAAGGATGCTGAGAGCACACCTAACAGTGATGTTGTTAGCGTTGGAACTGATGAGTTAGTTTTTGAAGGAACAGCAAATGAGGTTACAACTTTAGTTACAAGCAATAAAGTTAAATTTGGTTTACCTGACAATGTAACGATTGCTGGTAACTTAATAGTTAATGGTACTACAACAACAGTAAATAGTAATACAGTAAACATAGGGGATAACATACTTTTACTTAATGCAGACGAAACCGGAACACCTTCACAGGATGCTGGTTTTGAGGTTGAAAGAGGTAATCAAACTAATGTTTCATTAATATGGGATGAAAGCGAAGGTGATTGGTCATTTAAAGCTTATAATCATGCTGGTACACCCGCGCTTGTAGATTATAAAATACCAACTACTTTTTCAGCTTCAATTGGTGATGGTTCCGCAACCTCTATAGCTGTAGCACATAATTTAGGTAGTAGAGACGTTATAGTTCAACTATTTGATAACAGCTCTTTTGATACTGTTTATGCTGATGTTGTAAGGACCGATACAAATACAGTAACTATAGGTTTTGCATCAGCGCCAACAAGCAATGATATAAGAGTACTTATTAGTACAATAGGTTAATATAATTTAATATGGCAAAACGTTTTCTTAGTAATATAAGAATTAACGACGCATATACTTTTCCCGCGTCAGATGGACTTAACAATCAAGTTATTAAAACAGATGGCTCGGGTAATTTAAGTTTTGCACAGTTAGCAGCAGATTCTGCCTCTGTGATGTACAAAGACACATTTACAGGAAATGGAAGTGCTACAGTGTTTAACATGGCTAATGCTCTTAATGATGAAGTACAGTCAAACATATATATAGATGGTGTATACCAATCAAAAAGTACTTATTCAATAGCTAACAAAGCAATAACATTTTCTACAGCGCCTGCTTCTGGCCATGAAATAGAAGTTATATCTACAACAGGTATAAACAATGGTCCAACAGCAATCTATACAGATACATTCACAGCTAACGGATCTGCAACAGCATTCACATTAGGACAAACCGTTCACAGCGAGAACCAAACTATGGTATTTTTAAATGGTGTATACCAATTTAAGGGTACTTATGCTTTAAGCGGTACTACATTAACTTTAGATACTGCGCCTGCAAATGGTGTAGCTATAGAAGTTATGAGTATAGGTTCTGCATATTCAGGTGGTGATATATTATACGATCACGATTTTACATCTGCCGGTTTAATGACAAGCAATGGTTCAGGCGTGTATAGCATAACTGCAAACAACTCTGCAAACTGGAATACAGCTTATGGATGGGGTGATCACGGATTATCTGCACAAGACAAAACTGACATAAGTAATTTGTCTGGTACTAATACAGGTGATCAGGATCTTAGTAGTTATGCAACGCAAAGTTACGTAGGTACACAAATATCAAATTTAGTTGACAGCTCGCCTACAACATTAAATACATTAAACGAACTTGCGGCAGCATTAGGCGATGACCCTAACTATGCTACGGCTACAGCTATAAGTATTGGAAATAAATTACCTTTAGCTGGAGGAACGTTAACAGGAGCTTTGACAGGAACAACCGCTAATTTTTCAGGTCACGTTACATTAGGTGATACTGTTACATTAGGTGGTAATGTTACTATAGAAGGTAATGTTTTTATGGATGACTACAATATCACAAGTGTTAATCACTTAGATTTTGGGTTTACTTCTGGATATATAGAGGGAAGCGGCACCAATGTTAACTTTAACGGTTTAAGTGCAACTTTTGGAGGAAGGATAATTGCAAATAATTATGTTTCAATAAAAACAGCCTCTTCTTCAGGTTCGCCATATATTGATTTTATTCAAAACACTACACAAAAAGCATACATACAATTTAATGATGGAGCAAACGCTTTAAATTTTCAATCAGATAATGCATTTACTTTTATTGGTGGCACTGCAGAAAGAGTAAGAATAGATGGATCAGGAAACGTAGGAATTGGAACTACAAGTATTCCTAATCCTTTTAGTAGCGCATACAGTAATATCTTACAAGTAGGAACAACTGGTGGAAATACAAGATTAGCTATAACAGCGGGTTCAACAAGTTCAAGTGATTTAAACTTTGCAGATTCAAACGATGCAACCAATGTTGGTTCTTATGTAGGAGCTATATCATACAAACACAATGGGGATTATATGCTTTTTTCAACTGATGGTTCAGAAAAAATGCGTATAGACAGTTCTGGAAATGTAGGAATCGGTGGATCGCCTAGTGTAAATTTTGAAATAGCAAAAGCTGGTGCTAGAATCAAAATGATTGATGGAACAAATCAATTAAATATGGGACTTTGGGATGGAGCTAATTATAGATTTGAGGGTGATGCCAATAGACCTATGTTTTTTACATCTTACCAAGGTAATATAAATTTTGGTATTAGTGGCGGTACAACTATGACAATACAAAACGCCGCTGTAGGAATTGGGACAACTGCACCAACCACTGCATTATCAGTATCAGATGGAGCTGCTATGTATGGTAATAGTAATTATTTAGTTCAAATAAAAAGAAATGCTCTTAATGGTGATGATAATACCTCTAAGGCATCTATTTTACTTGCCAATAAAAGTAATGGAATGCAAATTGCTTATGGAGGAACTACAGATAGATTAAGATTTATTGATGGTGGAGGTGTAGAAAGAATTACAATGTTAAATGGAGGAAACATAGGAATTGGGACGACTTCACCCAACAAAGAATTAACATTAGGCGGTGCAGCTGGAACGCAAACTTTATCTTTTACTACATCTGCTTATTTAGGTGATCAAGCTGTGATTGGAAATATAGAATTTTCCACTCACAATGCTGATACTAGTTATAAACAATTAGCTAATATTTATGCGTTAAAAACAGGAACAAATACTAATAGTGGTGATATAACTTTTTGGACAAAAAAAAATGGAGCTAGATCTGAAAAAATAAGAATAGAAAATGACGGCACATTAAGAGTTAAAGAAGGAAGTGTTTTAGTAGAAACAGTAGGTCAAGGTATTTATTTAGGTGGCACTGCAGCTGCTAATAAATTAGACGATTATGAGGAAGGAACTTGGACACCACAAGTTTATTATCAAAATAGCACTGACCAATCTAATGCAACAAATACCGTGCAAGAAGGTAAATATACAAAAATCGGTAATCTTGTTTATGTATCTTTTCGTTTAGACTTTAATCAGAGTGGATCACCAGCAAACGATAATATAGGTGTAAAAAATTTACCATTTGCAGGCGCAAACAATCACTATGGAACTAATGGGAATGCTGTTACTACCTCGTCAATCAAAGGCATGATTTTTCAGCTACCAACTGCAGGCAGCACCCAAGCAGTATTAGTTGATTCGTCAAACGCTAGTAATTATGGTGATGATATAGGCTCAGGTAACGGTAGATTTATACGTGGAAGTTTTACTTATCATGCTCAATAACTAAATAATATAAAATGGCATTAGAAAAAACAATAAAAATAGATAAAATAGAAATCGTGGGTGAGTATAAAAATATTCAAGTAAGAGAAGCAACGATTATTAAAGAAGATGGTGTTGAACTATCTAGAACATTTCATAGATACTCTTTATCTCCGGATGCGGATCTAACTGACCAACCAGCCGATGTGGTAAGTCTTAGCAATATATTTTGGACAGATGAAATAAAAGCAGCATACCAAGCAAGTTTAGAAATAGAATAATATGGCACAAACTAAAGTAAAACTTATATCAGACGGCGTAATAGTACAGGGTAATTTGCACTCAAGCCACGGTATAACTACCGCACATATTAGCGAGGGTAGCAATTTGTATTATACTGATGCTAGAGCAGATGCCAGGATAACTGCTGCAACAACTAGTGATTTAAGTGAAGGTACAAATCTATATTATACTGATGCTAGAGCAGATGCTAGAGCAGCTTTATTAGTTGATTCAGCACCTAGTACTTTAAATACATTAAACGAATTAGCCGCAGCGTTAGGTGACGATCCTAACTTCGCTACAACTACGGCTAATAGCATTGGGTTGAAAGCACCGTTAGCTTCGCCATCATTTACAGGTATAATAACAGCGAATAGCTCAAGCACTGGTGATTATGTTAGATTGTACGGATCAAGCGGAACAGGCAAATGGGATATATATGGTAATGGAGCAAACCTAAGAATAAGTGATAATGAAAGTGCAGGTATTTTAGCGGTTGATAGAGGAGCTACTTTCGGAGGCAACGTAGATGTAACTGGATCTATAATTACTAGGGTTAATGCAAACTATTATTCTACAAAAAATTATTTAGGTGACACATGGGAATTTGCAAGTGATACAGCGGATGGTGTTACTTTTAAAATCACTGGAGGAGCGGCAAATACAACTGGAAACTTTTTTAAATTCCAAACTCAAGCAGGTGGGGCAACCCCAGCCACCGCGCTTACAATTGATAAAAATGCAAACGCAACTTTTGCAGGAAATTTATCAGTTATAAAAAGTGATGCTTCTACTGTTGATGCTATAATAAGAAATACACACGCTACAGGAACAGCAAGATTGATAGTACAATCAAATACAACTGACCAAAATGCTCAATTAGTTTCAGATGACAATAATGGTTATGCTTGGGTAGGTAGTTCAACTGGTGGAACAAATAAAGTTGTGTTTAAACAAGATACAAATGCTTAT